AGTCAACTATTTTATAATTGTACTAATAAAGAGTTAGGTTCAATAAAAGGAATTCCTCATAAAAGAAATAAAAAAGTGTTGCAGTATGATTTACAAGGTAATTTCCTTCAGGAGTGGGATTCATATACTGATGTATGTAGTAAATTAAATATTAAAACATTAGGATCTGCTTTAAAAGGAGAACAAAAAACTGCAGGTGGGTTTATTTGGAAATATAAAACAAATGAAGACTTTCCAAAAGTAATATCATCCTTTAAAGATGATAGATTTAAAGATAAACCTATATTACAAATTGATTCAAATGGTATTGTGATTAATGAATTTTATTCAATGTGGGAAACTAGAAAAACATTTAAAGAACCTTCTAATATACGAAATGCTTTAATAAAAGGATGTAAAGCTTATAATTTTTATTGGAAATTTAAATAAATAAATAAATACAAACAAAATATGAAACAAATATACACCCCAGAAGAAACACAAAAAATGTGGGATAGATTAATTAATTATATTAATAATTATATAACTTCCCCCCGCAAAGAAAAACTAATAGAATTCTATCAGAAATATCAAGAAAGAATACTTTTTATGCCTGCCAGTCATTTAAAACAATATCATAACTGTCATGTATCAGGATATATAGATCATGTGTTAAGAGTTATTGAATGTGCTTTAGACTTACATAAACTTTGGGAAAAACATGGTGTAGATACTTCAACATATACCCTTGAAGAATTAGTATTTTCAGCATTAAATCATGACTTAGGAAAGTTAGGTGATGAAGAAAATGAGGCATACATCCCACAGACTGATACATGGAGAAGAGATAAATTAGGTGAAGATTATACCTTTAATACTAAATTAGCTTTTGCATCTGTCCCTGATAGAGGATTATATTTATTACAATCACATGGAATTCAGTATTCATTTAATGAAATGATTACTATTCAGATACATGATGGTTTATATGATGAAGCTAATAAAAAATATCTAATGGCTTATACTCCTGAACAAAAACCAAGGACATCATTACCTTATATCGTTCATCAAGCCGATTTAATGGCCGCTAGGATAGAATTTGAAGTAGAGTACTTACCTAAGTTCAGAAATGATGCCCCTAAAAAAGATAATAATTTTGCTATAAAAAAGGAAAACGGAAATAAGAGCAAAGCATTAGGTTCTATAAAGAGCGAAGGTTTGAAAAACATGTTAAACAATATTTAATTATGATCTATTTCAGTATTTTATTATTATTAATTATAGGAGTCTTAGTATTTGTTATTCTTAACCTTTTAAAGAAACAAGAAAGAATGGAAGACGTCATTATATCATATCAGGAATATATTACCAAATTCACAGACGCTGTTAATGAGTCAGATAAACTACTAAATAAGGTAGATGAAAAAGGAACATTTAAAAGTGATGATGAAGTTGGATTTTTCTTCACATTTATTAAAAAGATTCAATCTGAGTTGAATACATTTAAAATAGACTTATAATTATGGTTGGATTAAAAAGAAAGAAAAAAAGTAAAAATTACTTTACACAAGAGACCGAAGATTCTATTGTATTATATAATAATACTACAGATTTTGATATTCGTAGTAAAATATATGGGGATAAAATACATTATGCTTTTTTTAAATTAACTGAAAATATAATTCATACTTTTAAATTTTACTATACCGAAGTAGATAATATTGAGGACCTTCAACATGAAATTATAACTTTTCTATTATCTAAAATACATTTATTCGATCCTACTAGAGGAGCAAAAGCATATTCATATTTTGGGACTATTGTAAAGAGATATCTTATATTAAACAATAAGAAGAATTATAAAAAAAGAGTTGAATTAATTTCAATGAATGGTTATAATGAGAAAGATAAGGAAAGACTTGAAGAAAATATTGCAATTAATTCATTGAATTCAAATTTAATAGAAAATGAAACCGAAATAGATATCAATGATTCATTATATTCTAATTATACACATATTGATAAATTATCTAAATTCACTGATTTATGGATAAATTATTGTTCTGATAACTTATTTATCTTATTTCCTAAATCACAAGATGCTTGTATAGCTGATGCTATTTTGGAATTATTTCGTAGTAGAGAAACAATAGATATTTTCAATAAAAAGGCATTATATATTTATATAAAAGAAATTATAGATGTTAAAGCCCCAAAAATAACTAAAATATCAAATATATTACGTGATAATTTTAAAGAAAAATATACATTTTATTTAGAATATGGGTATTTCAAATCTTAGAATATATAATATTTATTATAAATGAAACCTAAAAGTCTAGACACAACCATATTTGGGAAAAAGAAATTCGGAGATATTTTGGAAGAAATTTATACTAACCAAAAGAAGAAAGAAAATCAAATCTCAAATCTAATAAATGAATTAAAACCACTAATATCAGAAATAGGGGATGCTACTTTAGTAGTTCCTTTAATTAGAGATTATTTAGAAATGGGAATTAAAAACGATGAACAGCTTATTAAAATGGCTACTATCATCCAAAGATCTTTACAATCATCTTCATCATCATCCGAAGAATCATTTGGCATATCAGAAGAAGAAAAACAACAGCTTTTATCTGATATAAATAAACTTCACGATAAAAATAAAGATAATGGCGAAAAGTAGATATGGATTTAGTGCATTAAATAATAATTTAAATTCATCTACTTCTAATTTAGGAAATAATTTACCTAATATTAGTACTAATAATACTGCTGTAAGAGTAAAAAGTATAGTCTTAGATGAAAATCACCCAAGATTTAATGAGTTAGGAGGATGGAATGGATTAGGAACTATAGAATTTCAAAGTGTTGAAAACCCTTTAGAATTACCTATATATCCTACAGCTCGACCTATTTACCCCAATGTAAAAAATTATCCATTAGAAAATGAGATTGTATTTTTATTATCGATGCCTAATACAAATATAGGTTCATCAACTACAAGTACTCAAAATTATTATATAAGTGTAATATCTCTTTGGAATCATCCTCATCATAATGGATATCCTTCAAATCCAAATACTCCTCCTCCTACTCAACAGAAAGATTATCAACAAACTGGAGATGGAAGTGTTAGAAGAGTAACGGATCAATCAACAGAAATAAATTTAGGAAAAACATTTAAGGAAAGATCAAATATTCATCCACTATTACCATTTGAAGGAGATGTTATTTATGAAGGAAGATGGGGTAATAGTATTAGAATAGGTTCAACTGTCAAAAATACCCCTAATATTTGGTCAAGTGATGGCAATAATGGTGATCCTATAATGATCATCAGAAATGGACAATCAGTAAATACTAGTCCTGAAGGGTGGATTCCTATTGTGGAAGATATTAATAATGATATATCATCTATATATGTTACTAGTACACAAAAATTACCATTAAAATCATCTACTCCCATTGATTATTTTAGTTATAAAACCAATAAACCTGATTCTCCAAATCAATATAGCGGTCCTCAAATAGCACTAAATTCAGGTCGTTTAATATTTAATTCTAAAACAGATCATATATTATTAAGTTCTAAAAAATCAATAAATTTAAATGCTGTTGACTCTATAAATTTTGACACTGCCGGAAATGTAATAATACAATCCGGAAAATTATTTTTAGGTTCCAAAGATGCCACTGAACCAGTATTATTAGGAGATATAACTATTAAATTACTAACAGAATTAGTTAATAGTTTAAATCAATTTATGATTATATGTTCTAATGCAGTCTCAACAACTCCAGGTACTCCTTTAGGTACATTAAATGCTGCTGCTACTCAAATGAACGTATTTTTAGAAGATATAATTTCAAATAAGAAACTTGAAAATGCCAAGTCTAATAATAACTATACAATATAATGGCAACATCTAGAAAAACATCTCAAGAAATAGATGCTGAAATTAAAAAGAAAGCAGAAAAAGTTAGAATATCATTAGAAGGATTAAAAACATCTAGTGCTAAAGATATTTTAAATGCCGTTCCTACTTCTTTAAAACTAACAGGTACCGCAAAAGTTCCAAAATTAATTTTAAGTTTAGGAATTCAAATATCAACATTATTACTTCCGCAAGCTTTAAGTTTATTACAAAAATTAAATGTATGTCCTACTGATGCTAAGTTAAAAGAAATAATAAATACAAGAAATGGAATAGTTAGATCACTTAATAATATTTCAAAAACATTAAGCGTTTTAACAAAAATAATAGACGGAATTAATACTACTATTTCAACATTAACTGGAATCATTACTGGATTACAAATAGCAAAAACAGCAGTCTCGGCAGCAGCAAAAGCAGCCCCAGTAATCCCTGGAGCAGTCCCTGCCACTTTAAGTGATTTAGGAGATCTTATTAATAAACTAACATTTTCTACTACAGGTAAAGCCCTTATAGAAAATTATAAGTCAATAGTAGCTTCAGCTTCATTATCTATATCAATGGTTAATGGATATATCCTTCAAATTATAACTGTTTTAAATAGTATTGATGATAAAATTAAAGCGTGTAACAAATATGTTTCAAACGATTTATCAACTATTTCTCCGGATTTAATCAAAATAGCCGACTTACAAAAACAAGCAGAAAAAACACAGAATAATACAACATATAATGGGTTTATTATTGAAATAGAAAAAGTACCTTATACTCCAACTGTTGATCGTAAACGTGCAGTTGGTAAAAATCAAGACAACATTACATTAATTCAAACAGCTCTATCTTTTACAACAGATGATCAGATCTTAATAGAAGAACTCAAATTAATAATTAATTCTAATAATCTAAAAGCATATTAAAAGTTTTTTAATTAAATATTTATAAACATGGACATAACAAAATTTAAAAAAATAATCAAAGAAGCCGTAAGAGAATCAATTCAAGAAGAATTAAAAGATATTCTTTTAGAAGCATTAAAATCTCCAAAAGGAAATATGGTTAATGAACATATGAAAGCAACCCCATTAATAGGTAACTCTCAAGGTGAAATGAGTCCAATTGATCGTAGAGCAGCAATTCAAAACATTTTAGGAGAAACTCAAAAGGCATTTACTTCTAATGATGTTCAAACTTTTGTTCCTAGAAGTGTAGATCCTGTAAATGGAACTCTTCCTTCTGGAGATTTAGGTATGGATCAAATAATGAGTTTAATAGGTAAGAAATAATAAATAATGGCATATAATCCCCATAGAATATTTCCAATTGATACTAAGCCTAGTACGGCTGTTGGGGTTTCTATTCCTTTTAATGCCCCTGGAACTTTTTTTTCAACCTATACTACTCAAGATGCTATTAGAAATAATTTATTAAATTTTTTTCTTACAAATAGCACAGAAAGATATTTAAATCCGGACTTTGGAGCTAATCTTAGAGCTTTTATTTTTGAACAAATATCTAATGGGAATGTTGAAGGATTAAAAGAAGATATTCAAAGTCAAATAGCAACATATTTCCCTTCAGTTTCTATAGTTACTCTAGAAGTA